TGTTATTATGTCTACTACAGTTTTAGATAAATTGGTTGAGCTTGCAATGTAAAATACAGAATTCTTTACAATTACATTTGTGCAGGCTGTTGTAACAAAGTTTATTACAGCAGTTGTAACCTTGGTTCTGAATCTGCATTCTTCAAATAGCGCTCCGGCTACACCGTTAAGCTTGAATATCCTTGCGTTTGCGTCACCGCTGGTATACCCGTTATGGTAATGCTTCTTTACAATAAGCCTTGCGCCCGTACAAATAAAGGCGTCAACAACTTCTTTATCGGTAACATCTCTGGTTTCGCAATCCAACAAAGTGCAATCGCTACCGCTTATAGTTCCAAATGTAACAACTTGGTCTATAGCAGTAACAAACAACAAGCCTATAAGTGTTATACTTGCCGCACTAATTGTAAATGTTGCGCTCACATGACCAAAGTTAAACGTCGCCCGATCTGCTCCAGCTCCGGTACTAATTACAGTTATCCCCGCAATATCAAATACCGCTTTAGCTCCTGTTGATGTGTATGTTTCACTATGTCCTGGAGCTAATAAAATAATGTCCCCATTATTAGCAGAACATTTATTAATTGCGCCGTCCAAAGTAGCTAATGGACTACTCCAAGACCTACCGGAATTATTATCACTTGCATTTGTAGCTGTTGAATCAACAAAATATGTTGTTCCTGTGCTTGTTATAAGGCTTTGGTTCCCTACAACAAGACTGTTAAACTCGCCTTTTTTGGCGAATACTTTTCTAAAAGTACCAATAAAACCACTCATTTATTTTTCCTCCCTTATAAAAAAGGGGAACACCTGATTAACAGGGATTCCTTATATTAAGTTATTACATTGTCTAATAAGTAGCCTAAATCACTACCGGTTATTTTGCAGTCTAAATCCATAGAAGCTTCTATGACATCAGAACGAATAGAGTCATCCCTATATTTATAGACTGCTCTTACTGCTCCTGTAGACTCTTCTGGAAATACAAATGTATATATTGCTGTTGGTGTTTCTTTTGCTGGTGCGTCTGCTACATGTCCAATCCATACATCTTTATTCCATATAGGACTAAAAGAAGCGGTTTGACCTTGCTTTGCAGTATTATACATTGCTTTTCCAATTAAGATATCAATATTATTTCCATTTGATAGTATGCCTTTTAAAGTGTCTATTGTAGCTGTTTTAAGATTTGTAGAAGGCAATCTTTCTAATAATTGCGGATGATGTTTCAATTTTTTCCATACATTCTGAGATATTATTATTCTATTTACTTCTTCGCCTGTATTATCTTCAACTGCACTAATACCAGTTTCCATGTCATATATAGGGTCACTATTGTCGTAATCATCCCATAAATTTGTTGGGGTAGAATAATTACTTCCCCAATTACTTGTTGTACAAAGTTTAGCTGCAACAAGTCTTTCAAGTTTAAGCAATACTTTATTTGTTACAAAATTAGTTTTCATCGATTCTATACTAAGCACGCTATCAGCATTTCTTCTTTCTTTATCTGTCAAGATAGTTCCTTCTGCTATTTCTTCACAGCTATAAGTATCTGTGCTTAATCCAAACCCATGTCTTTTTGTTTGCGCTCCATCTGCTCTATATTCCGCAGTGTCCCTAAATTGATCGCCTTTATCAAAGATATAATATTTATCCGATCTAAAAGCAACTGGTACAATTGGAGCTATCAAATCAGCGATATAATTTTTATTTTTATATAAAATAGATATATTTTGCAATATCTGGTCAACATGTAAATCGCTTGCAACTGGTCTCATTTCTTATCCCTCCTTTAAGCTGAAATAGTTTGACATGGTGTAAGCAATACGCTTATTACATCATTGTCAACGCCTGTTTCCAAAGCAATAGCATTATAAATATGCTTATCTGTAGAATCTGTTGTGCCGTCGCCATTTGTATCTGAAGCAATTTTGTCCATAACAGCAGCTACACCAGACGTTCCAACAACAAGATCGCTAACGCCTTGAATCATTACCTCAGCAGTTTGACCGCTGGTTGGTTTATTTTGCAATATACCAATGGCAGCCTCGGCACTTCCAGCAACATTAACAGTTGTAGCACTTGCCAGCTTTACAAATTTATACTGTTTAGCTGATAAGTCCGCCGCTGCTGTAAAGCTTAATATTAAATTTCCGTATTCACCCGCCATTACTTCACACCTCTTTCCTTGTCAGCCAATTTAAATAGCTCAACATTTTCTTTTTCAGCCAGCATTAGTGCTTGCTGATAACCAATTTTTCTGTTCTTCAATTACTTTTGGAAGTGTTTCCATTAAGGAAATAGTTCCTTCTTTGTCTTTCATGAAATTTAACTTAAACTTTTCAGCCATTGCAGGTGTTAATCTTCCTTCACTTAACAACTTATTTGATAACGTTTCCCATTCAGACTCTACAAGCTTAGTCTCAATACTCTGCACTCTTTCGGACAACTTTATGTTATCTTGTTCTAGAGTGCTTTTAGAGCTTGTTAATGCTGCAATCTTTTCAGATAATGCAACATTCTCAGTTGTTTTAGTTTCTATATCTTTTGTTTTGGCTTCTATATCAGCTTTTTGAGTATCAATAGTTTTATTAAGTGCTGCATTTTCTCCAACTACTTTATCAATAGCTTCGCCGATTTGTTCTTCTGTTGCACTCTCATTCAACTTTAATATACCTAATAATTTTTTGTTCAACTTTTTTTCATCCCTTTCTATATTTTTTGTGTATATAAAACTTGCATTGTCTTGATGTGCTTCTATTGCTACATCTTCGCTCAACAACACAGGTTGCATATTCTTAATAAATGGTCTATTTGTAAGACCTCCACCCATTAAAACATTGCTATACTTTGCTCCTGTTTCGTGATCTTCATATGTAAATCTAAATTCTGGAGAAAAATATTTATATTCCTTATTCTTAAGTTTATCTTTTCCCAATCCTGTCCATTCTATTTCTGCTAATAGGCTATTGCCGCTTTTTGTTAGCTTTTTAATCCACCCTGCACTTGCTCCTTTGTGCGGTGTATCTCCATGCTCTAAATCTATAGCAAGGTCCACTCCTCTTACTTTATTATCAAAGTTCTTTACAAAGTCACCTAGTTCATTTTCTGTAATTGAAAACTGACCATATAGAGGGTGTTTCCATGTACCAGTTCTTATTATTTCTATATTGCTTATATCTTCGCTTAATTTAGTACAATAAAAAAAGGTATTATCTTCTTCAGATAACACCCAATTATTTTCCTTATCTTGCTTGTATCCTGCATTTTTTACAGCTCCCCAAGCAATTTTATTTGCTGCTTCTTCATCTTTATTTTTCTCAAATTCACTATTGAATGCAGCAATCCAAATATCTTGTGCCTCGCTTGGCAACATAGATATTTGGTCTGGTGGGTTAGATTTGGTATACATAATTTCACCTCTTAATCTTCATCTTCATAGTTCGGGATGACTTCGTCAACCGTATCAAGATCATCAATAAAGTCATTTATATTTCTTTTTATAGCCTTATTCATTATTACTAAGAATACACAAAAGAAACTTACCATGCACCCAAAATACACATATTTCATAATATCACCTGCTTGACAAAATATTTTTAATTATAAATTGTCCGTGTTTATCCGTAAAGTTTTCTGGAGGTTCTTTGAAATTCGGCACTGGCTGCGGCATATAATCCCTTCTTACATAAATAAATATACATCTACAATTATTATGTAATGGTGGCGTAAATCTCTTATGCTCTTCACTGCCAACTTTAAAGACCATTCCATTTAAAAATTTACAAAGTGGGCAAATCTTTCCATCTAATACGGCGGAATAAACAGCCGCATTACTATTATCTATTGCGCCCGAATCCCTGCCAAAATTAAGCATTTTACCCGTAATGCCTTTATAATCGTTTATCAAGCTTCTTACCAGCTTGGAATCGTTCCAGTATTCAGCTTCTTGCGGTGTTAACTCAATATCAAACCCTCTAAGGCTCATATATGGTATTTCATCCTCATTAAGCTTAAGTATTCTACCTATTAAGTCACGCATTGCCATCACCTAAAATCGCTTTTAATGCATTCTTTGCAGA